TCGAGCACGTCGCCCTCGCGGGCGGCCACCAGATCGTCGGACCCGAGGGTGGCGAGGGAGGCTCGCCCGCGCATGACGAAGCGGATCACCCCCTCGGTCTCGACCGCATCGAAGCCGAAATGCCGCGACAGCGTGGTGATCGAGGCCCGCGGGCTTTCGAGCGCGGTGATGGCGTAGCCCTCGACCGCGCCCCAGAGGCCGGAGACGTCGATCCGGGACTCGGGCAGCCCCGCCCGCACGCAGAGGTGCCGAACCAGCGCTGCGAGCGACACCGCCCCCAGCCGCCCGGTCAGCCAGTGTCCGAGACGCCAGTTCGCTCCGTCCGTCCAGACGTCGGTCAGCGCCGGAAAGAACGGATAGGGCCGCGCGTCCCAGGTCCAGGCGGCGCATTCCGGCACATGCACCATCCGGCCGCCGTAGACCGAGGACACCGGGTTGTTCGCGGCCCTGCCCCACCAGAGGTACGTCGCCTCGAGATAGGCCCGCTGGATCGCATCATCGCGCCAGCCCCGCGAAAAATGCGGCGTGAAGCTCTCGGACGACTTGGGGTCGAAGAAGACGTTCGGCTGGTTGGTTCCCCGGTCAATGGCGGGACAGCCCAACTCGGTGAACCAGATGGGCTTGGACTGCGGCATCCACGCCGTCGGCGTCCCGCTCTCCACCCCGCCTGGGCGGTCGTAATGCAGGTTCGACCACCAGCTGCGGAGATCCTTGTAGCGGAAGACCCATGGCTTGCCGGCAGCGCCATCGGTGATCGGTGTCCGCACCTGCAACGACCGGTCCACTTCGGAGGCATAGAACCAGTCGAAGCCCTCGCCGCCCGCGATGTTTGCCTGCAGGTAGGCGCGGTCATAGATCGCGGGCCAGCCGTCCTCCGCGTCGAGATGCTCGAAGCCATCGCGCCAGTCGGACAGCGGCATGTAGTTGTCGATGCCGATAAAATCGATCTGCGGATCGGCCCAGAGGGGGTCGAGGTGGAAGTAGACATCGCCGGAGCCGTCGGCCGGCTGGTGCCCGAAGTATTCCGACCAGTCGGCGGCATAGCTGATCTCCGTTCCGGTCCCGAGGATGGACCGAACGTCTGCAGCCAGATCACGGAAGGCCTGCACCGCCGGATAGGCGCTGGCGCCCGAGCGGATCGTCGTCAGTCCGCGCATTTCCGTGCCGATTAGGAAGGCATCGACCCCGCCCGCAGCGGCGCAGAGATGGGCGTAGTGCAGCACCATGCGCCTGAGCCCCCAGTCACCGGCGGCACCGGTCCAGGAGACTGTCTCACCAGAGACGGCGAAGTCGGACGTGTCGGCGCTACCAAAGAAGGCGGCCACATGCGCGGCAGCCGTGGCGGCCTTGTCGACCGATCCAGCAAAACCTGCAGCCGGAGAACAGGTGATGCGGCCGCGCCAAGGGAAGGCCGGCTGGCCTGTTTCGGCGGCGTTGTCGCTGTAAGGGTTCGGCAGCGTATTGCCCGGCGGCACGTCCATCAGCAGGAACGGATAGAAAGTCACCCGCAGCCCACGCGCCTTCATCTCCCTAATTGCCTGCACCACTGAAAAGTCCGCAGGCGTGCCCCCGTATACGGGCCGATCCTTGTCGTCGCGGCTGACAAGATGGGCAGCGGCCCGGCTGACGCCGTTCACGCTCCACGTCTTCGGGCTCGTGGTCTTCTCCGCGTATTCGACGCCAGGCCTTATCTGGCACTCCCCGGCGCGCAGATCGGTGCCGAACCAAGCGACGACGAGGCTGACGCTCTCAATCTTCGGCGCCATTGCCTGCAGGCGGTCCAGCGCCACCACCATGTCCGCGGTGTCCGACAGGGCGTTCAGGTTTTCGGGCGCTTGCTCTCCGCCGCTCCCCCTGCGAATGCCCTCGGTGGCATAGGTGAATTCGCCGGAGGCAGGGATCATCGTGACCGCCTGCGTCAAACCCTCAGCGGTGTCGGGATCGGCGAGCGGCCGGAAGATTTCGAAGGAGAGCTGCGGCAGCCGGTTGCCGTAGTTCCCGAGCGGCAGCTCTTCGAAGACGACGTAGGCGATACCGCGATAGGCGGGAGTGCTGGCCGCCCCCATCTTGGCCGAAATGAACGGGTCGGCCGTCTGTGTCTTGTCACCCGGATACCAGCGCCAGGTGATCCCGGCAGTATCAAGCAGCTTGCCATCGGCCCAGATGCGACCGATCCCGGTGATTGGACCTTCACACACGGCCACGGCGAAGGATGCATAGTAGAGGTACTCGGTGGTCTGAACCTTGCCGCCGCCACCACCTTTGCCACCGCCCTGCGTGGTCGTGTTGATCTCCTCGCGGAAATCCGTCGCCCAGATGATGTTGCCGCCCATCCGCATTCGTCCATAGACACGGGGGATGACGGCTCCCTCGGTGGACGACGTGATGCGCAAGCTGTCGAGGCGCGGGCTTTCGATCCGCTGGGTCGGCGCCAGCGAGGAAATGATCCAGCTATCGACGACCGAACCGATGGCGGAGCCGACGAAGCCGCCGATCGTCGCTGCGCTCACGCCAAGGATGGCCCCGCCGATGCTGCCGCCGATGGCGGCGCCAGCCACGCCGAGAACGAGAGTTGCCATGGTGGATCAGATCTTTTCCGGGAAGAGGAAAGCGAAGGCGATGCGCCGGCGCCAGGCTTGGGTGAGCGGCTCCTCAATCACGCCGAGCCGCTCATAAGCGTGAAGGAAGGCGTCGGGTCCGGTGAGGATCCCGACATGCTTGGCGATGGCGCGGGGCTTCATTCGGAAGAGGACCAGCGCGGCGGGCCCGACATCTGCAGGTTCGGCCTCGATCATCATGCGCCGCGCCCCGTCGGCCAGAACTTCGCGCGGACCAGTTTCACCCCAGTCGCGACTGTAGGGCGGGATCGTGAATGGCTCGGACCCCACCACCTCGCGCCAAACCCCGCGAGCGAGCCCAAGGCAGTCGCAACCCACGCCTTTGAGGGACGCCTGATCGTGATATGGCGTGCCAAGCCAGGAGCGCGCGGCGGTGATGATGCGCTCTGGATCGGCGGGGNTCACAACACCCCTCCGTCGTGGCCGCCGTCTCTTGTGGCGTAGCGTAGGATCGTGTCCTGGCCGGGAATGTGCGGGAAGCCCCGGAAGTTGGCGGTGTTGGCAAACTTCGTCCCGCAGGTCTCGATGCGCTTGTCGCAGCCGGCGCGGATGGTGAAACCGTCGCTCTCGGCGACCGCGCGCACCGGCGCTTCCAGCAGCGTCAGCACCGCGACGCCATCCGTGACATCATGGCCCAGCACCTCGGTGCGCCGCCCCGCGTTTGCGCCGCTCGTCCAGTCCAGCGTGCCGAAAGTGAACCAGCCGGAGGTAAAACCGGCGAGTCCCGAGGCGGTGAAGGCGCGGTCGCGCAGGAGATCGATGACGGCGCCGGTACCTTTCAAGGCGGGATCCTCGAGATCGACTTTACAGCGCGCGTCGCCGAGCTCCGCATCGCAGCTCGCCTGGAAGGTTCGCCCGACCGTCTGGCCGAGCACATGCGCGAGCGACCGAACTTCTGCGACGAAGGTTAGCCGCCCGCGCCGGATCTGGCCGATGGCGCCGCGCCGCATCAACATGCGCTGATCGGTGTCGGTCCAGTTCACCCGCCAGACCTCCACCTCCGCATTGTCCCAGCGGCCGTCGAGAATGTCTGTCTCGGTGATCCGGTCGGACGTCAGCACGCCCTCGGCATCCTGCGCATCGACCGAGAGGTCCGATCCTGACCGAACCTCGGATGCCGTGAGCCCGCTCTCCGGTTCGAAGTCGGTGCTTTCGAAGGTCAGCGTCCGGTCATGATCGGTGAAGCCGAAGGTGACGCCGTCGGCACGGGTGATCCGCCAGCACCAGGCGAGCGTCGTCGTGCCCTCATCAAGATGCGCCTGGAAGTTTGGGTCGAGCGACTTCATCGCCGGATCTCCAGAAGTGCAATGGACGTGATCGAGCCGAGCCGCTCGAGGTCGAGCGTCACGTCGAGCGCGTCGGTGTCGAAGCGGACGGGTACGTCGAATTCGAAGCCCGCAGTGATGGCGACCCCAGTGCCCGGCGCGGCGCTGAAGCTGACGACGCCGGTCGTGGTGTCTACCGACCAGCCGGAAAGCTGCTCGACCCCGCCGAGCGCGATGCGCACGGTGTCTGCCATCGGCTTT